GTCTACGCCTAATATTGCCATGTCTTATTCCTCCTATGAACCTGCTATTTCTGAGAATTCAACCCCAGACCTAGTTGCTATGAAGTTCAAGCTAATAAAGTTAATACTTCTTGTAGGCTTAATAAAGATATCAGCTACAAATTTATTACCGTCTATTACTTGACTTGTGTTGTTAGTGGTGTCACAAATTACTTGGAAATCTGTTAGTCCACGTCTACCTTTGACGTCTCTTAAGAACGGTTCAACTAAATTTCTGAACTGAGCTCTTGTAAATTCGTCGTTAAATTCGAATAGTTGGGCTTTAGCTGCTGTGCTAATTGCCTTCTCTAATGCAATGAACAGTCTTCTTACATTTATTCTATCGAATGCTGAAGGTCTACTTAATAAAGTTTTGTCACCAAATAATAATGTACCTTGTCCAGGTAATGATACTAATGGGTTAACTCTTGCTTTATATAGAGTGTCTCTATCAGCTTTTTTAGGATTGAATGCTAATTTAGTCACGCCTAATAGTTGACCTCTGTTAACACCTGCTGGTGAGAACCATGAATCTGCTACTGAATCAGTATTAGCGCATAGTCCTGCCATATGACCTGAAGCTGCTATATATCTAAATACATCGTTGTATTTGTCATAGACATATACTGCTGAAGAATCACATGAAGCATATGATGTTGAAGTTAATCCATCTGCAAAAGCTTTTACATTAGCTGCTGCTGATGATGTATTAACTGTGTCGGCTATTGGTGGCGAAATAAATGCCATACAATCTTTTCTTGCATTTGCTATAGATATTAAATCTTCTGCTATTGCTTCAGCGCCATCAGCGTCTGGAGCTGCAAAAAGTAAATTAACATCTACAGTTTCTGAATCCTCGAGTAAATCGAAGCCTGCTGCTATTTCTCCTGTTGTAGGAGCATTATCATCGGTTCCACCTGAAAGTGAAGCTTCCATTGCTGAACCATGTGTCTTAAATGTATTAGCGCCTTCTGAATCAGTGTTTGCTGCTTTAGCGGCTGCTAAGGTAAATCCGGCTTCATCTAAATTTGTGTCATGGTCAATCCAACGTATATATTCAGATTGATTATCTATAACATCTTTATAGAAGTTTGAAGTACCATCATCATTTTTTGCATCCGATGCTTGTGACATGAATCCAAAATTTTCTAATACTGTACCAGCTGTTCCGGAGATAGCTCCGTCCTCATCTATTACACATACATGTAATTCGTCGTTACTAACGCCGACTGCAGAAGCTGCATTAGATGTGCCTGGTGCAGCATCAAAATTACCAGCATGAGGCCAGCTATTAAATGCTGAACCTGCAGATACCATTGATACTTTTAAACTATTACCCAGTACTCCTGGATGTTTAGCTGCCCAATTACCCAAGTTAAGACTACCATCTCTATAATTATTTTCATAATCATCATCATTTTTTATCAGCTGTCCTGTTCCTTGTGCAGTCGCGTTAAGGTGACCACTAGAAACTCGAACCACTTTAAGAGCATTACCATACTTTAAAAAAGATGCTGCTACTAAAAAGTGTTTAGCTGTGGAATCATCTGGAGAACCAAATATTTCAGCAAGTTCATTTTCAGAACTTACAGTCACTATTTGTTCCGTCGGACCCCAGTTGAATGCACCTGCAAATCCACCAATGCTGGTTGATACTGCTGGGACTACATTCGTTGCGTCAATTTCTTTTACCTCGACGCCTGGTGATACTTGAAATGCCATCGCTTTGTCCTCTTTTTGAGTTAGTTAATATGTATACATAATACGAATATTCAATACATACTTATTTATAATCTTTTATACTCTATCGTATTAGTTCTACTTCTTGTGAATTATATTCTATAATTGGATTCATATCATGTGATACATTATGTACTTCATGTTTATACTCAATACCATCTTTAATCCATATAACGTTATCTCCATCAACTTCCATGGAATCAACCTTTATAGATTCATCAAACATTGATACATATGTTTTTGGTTTGAGCCAATAATCTCTATTGTAAAATTTTTCTAAAACTTTTTTAGGTAAATTTTCCCCTGTTGCTTTTCTATAACCTTTTGTACCAGGTGTTGAATTTATTTCAATAAACATAGGTGGTATTTTATTTCTGTCTTTTGATGGGAATATATCTACACCTACCCATAAACCATCAACTGCTTTTGCTGCTTTTTCTACATTTTGTATTTCTAAATCAGTTAATTCAATAGGAGCAGGTTTAGAACCTAATGATACATTACTTCTAAAATCTTTTTTAACCTGTGGTCTTTTTATTGCACCATGATATTTACCACCTATAACATGAGCACGTATATCAAAAGTAAAATCTTCTATCATTTCTTGGAGTAATACACCCATATTAGGGTCTAACTTATATAACAATTGAACAGTAGAATGTAGTGAACTTTCTGAATCTACCTTGATTACACCAATACCTAATGAACCCGTAAGTGTTTTAAGAATGACTGGATATTTAGCACCTAATCTTTCCATAGCAGGTATTGCTTTTTCTGGATGATGAACTAAAACTGTTTTAGGTTGTGCTAATTCTGCTTCAGCAAGATATAAACTTGTTCTATATTTATCAGATGTTATTTCCATACAAGCACGTGTGTTAACACATACAACACCAGCTCTTTCTAATTGAGTTAAAAAGTCAGACCATGCTTTTCTTTTTGTGACTGGAGCTCTTACAAATACAATAGTATTATCATCTATTTTAAATTTGTTTTGTTCGGGTTTATCTGACATACCATCATAAATATATCTTATACCTTTATCATCTAAATCTGAATATGCGCCTTGCACATCTACTTTAAAAGCTTTAAGACCTAGTTTTTCTCCTTCTTTTATAAAATCATTTGCAGTAGCCTCTGGGTCATCAGGGTCTTCAGGGTCATCATACCATAGATATACAAATCTATAACTTTTTTCTTCTTCAGTTATTACAGTTTTATTTGTATATTCGTTAAATTTTTGCATGTCCTTTCCATTCAGTTTCGAACCAAATATTTCCATCCTCATCTTTAGTATATTTATCCTTTTCATAGTTCCCACTCTCAACGTATCCAAATGGTAGCATATCGTCTTGAATAGATTTTAATCTTTCTTTATATAATAAATCTTTCATATCAATATCAGTTAATGATTGAAATACATCAGTTGTAGTAAACCAAGCAAACAACACTAAGTTCATCATTAAGTCATCATGATTTGGAGCTTGTGCCATATAAGTATTACCTTTACTTACAAAAGTACTCATTTCAACTATTGTTTGTGCATCATTTATTTTAAGCTTACCTTGTTCTATTAAGTCTTTTATACTTGAACATCCGATACGCTTAACCCTTTTAGTCATTGTAGCACCTAATGCATTTGCTTTAATACTAGATTCTACAAACATGTTTTCATATTCTAAATCATAATATAAACCATTACAAACTACAGCACCTTGGTCATTGCTTTCAATTACAACATATGCCTGATTATAAGTATTAGCATATTTGTAAATAATATCTGGCATTAACATAGGAGATATATTATTATCTCTAAATGTTGCAACCTGTTCAAATGGCTGAGTGCTTACATCAATAATAGTAAACGTACTATAGTCTTGAGCTCTACCTTTAGATACATCAACTGTCATTACATATTCATGTTCTTTTATAGGTTGTTTATATATCCAAACATTATCTTTAAAAAACTCTGGTTCAATACTTGCTTGAGCTAATAAATGATTTGCACTTATTAAAGTATTGCCCCTTCCATGAAAAGTATTACCAAACTCTTGTTCAAATTGTAATTCAGATGTATTAGCTACAGTTTCAGCTTTCCATTTATCATCTCTTCCTGGTACATCCCACCAATCTACTCTAAATGGTATAAACTCATTTGTCTTTTGCACTGCACCTTCCCATAATTTATGATATACATTACCTATACCATTTGCTGTAGAACATATTATTATCTGAGTATCTTTACCAGCTGATACTACAGGATAAGTTGATGTATAAAACTGTGCATCATTTTCTACAAATGCAAACTCATCTAAGAATAATAAATTAATAGACATACCTCTTATTGAATTACCACTTGTGGCTGAAGCTACTATTTTACTATTATTACTAAATTCAATACTTCCTTTATTTAAAGCTTTACATCCAGGCTGTAAAAAGAATGGTAAATTTTCTAATGCCAATGTAATACGTGCTAACATTTCTCTTGCCACAGCACCTTTGTTAGCTAATATAGCAATTGTTTTTTCTGGATGAAAACATGCATACCATAATAAAAAAACAACTGATGAAATTGATTTACCACTTTGTCTACAAGCTAATACAATACTAAATCTATTATCATTAAAATGTTTAAACATCTTTTCTTGATAAGGATATAAGTCAAATGGTACTAATCCTTCATCTAATGATATAATTTTGATGTACGTACGCGCGAAGTACGCGGGGTCGTGCATACACCTATAGTATTCTGAAACTTCTTCTTTAGTAAATTCAGTTTCAACGCCATCTCTTTTTACTGATGGATTGCCTAAATAACCAAATTCGTTATTCTTTAACTTTTGCATCTATTACATTATCTTTATTTAATAACATCCGTTGTAAGTCAGTTGTACTTCCTACAAACATATTATTATTAGTCACTTGTCTTGCTTCTTCTTTTTCGTCTTTTTGTAAATCTTTTTTCTGTTTTTGAAGAGCCATTAGTTTTTCAGTTGTATCACCAATATTTTTTATTGTTTGAGATAGTACTTCAAATGCTCTTGGATGTTCGGATTCTCTTGCTAATTCAGCAAGTACGTCCATGGACCTAGTACCTGTATATATTAAATCTTTATAAGTTTTACGTGAGAACTCATAATCGTCTTTAACATCTTTATCTATCTTTATAGGTCTATTATGTTTTATTTCAGGTAAATTCTTTTCTAAATTTTTCATCATTTTATCTTTTTTACTCATTACCCACCTTCAGTTTTTGTTGTAGTCACTGTGAAGCTAGATTCTGTATCTGTATTACCTATAGTAAAATCTATCTCTTCAAATGTTCTACCAACATTATCTTTTTCATGGAAGTCTAAATTAATTTCACGTATAACACCTTGGTCTCCTGTAGGTCCAAAGAACTTCATTTTCATAGTAAAGTCTAGTTGATATATTAATACTCTTCTTTCAGTAAAATCTCCTTCATATTGGTCATCAATTGAAACTCCTCCAAGTATAACTGAAACATCTTGTTTATAATTAAATCCATCAACCGGTTTTATAGTGACATTATACTCTGGTTGAAAAAATGGTAGTATTTGTTCGACAATTTGTAAACCATCATCTTGATTTTTTGTCATAATAAATAATGACATACCTATATCATAAGCTGTATAATGTTTGATTGTTTTCTTTTTTGTTATATCAGAGCCATGTGTTTCAGATATAGTATTTCTTTTTTGTAATTTTTGAGTTTGGTCTAAAGTTAAACTTGTAATTTCAAAAGCCATTCTTGGTAATTTAATACCCATT